CATGCGCTGATTGGCTACCTCGTTGATCTCTTTGTTTAGAGGCGCCACATGCCCAACCGGTCCTTCAGGCATTGAAACGAAAGTCTCAATGGCCGCAATCCCCATGACCACCGGACGAACACCGGTCCAGTAAACTTCCTCTATCGGAACAGGGTCGCAAAGCATGTGCTCGGTCCCGAGAGTCCACCACACGACATCCTGGCCGTCGACGTTGAAAAAGTTTTCTATGCACCACACCACGGAAAACTCGGTGATTGATCCTATGGCCTTATCGTTGGCGTCCTCCTTCTCTCCCTCCCTGGTCTGGCGAGTGCGGTCATTTGTGAGCCTCAAGGCGCCGGCAATGTCCTTATCGTCAAGATGTTTCCACTTCTGTTCGGGAACCTTGCCCGCTCCCGGGGCAGACATACGGGCCTTTACATCACGCACGAACATCGGCCAAAGCAACTGCAGGTATGGGCTGGTATTTATTGGGTCGAACCACTTGGCGGCTGGGTGGAAGCGCACGTTTTCAGGAGGAAGCAACTCGACCTTAGGACAATCTTTGAGAACCTTGTTCTCGGTTGCGGTTGTAGTGGTGGGCTGTCCGGTCAACTCGTCAATGATAGGCTGCCCCATGGCATCCATGGCCGGCACCTTGTAGGTGAACGGCTTTTCGACATAATCCCAATTCTGATAACTGAAAACACAGCCCATGCGGTGCGCTTCCTGCCCAGCGCCAAGACACAAAACGAACCACGGGATACTATTGGTTAGGTGGTGCTGCAGAAGTTCAAACGTGATTGCGGCGCTTGCCGCCTGAATCGGGTCCTCAGCGTTAGGGGGGTCTATTGAAACCAGATCGGAATTAGCGAAGAAAGCCGCGGAAACTGCAGCCTCGAAGTTGCGCGACATCGATCGCGTTTTGGGCCTGAACAGTTTCGATCGGTACTGATACGATGGCTTGTTGTACTTGCTGCCGGCGGCGTGCTGGCTCCGGAAGTGGCGTAGATTATCTTCCCACTTGCTGCGGTAATTCGTGTCTATGAAAGTGGTCGAAGTTTGGTAGGCTTCGGATGTTAGACGCAACCAATAGCCGTCATTTTCTCCGGGGACCTGAGGGGCACCATCGTTGCTTGACGGTGGCGTGAACTCCTTTTCTGGCTGCATCTAACGTATCCTCGCTGAAAGGTGGATACTATTTATTTGGCATTTTTGCATATTTTGTATCCAGTGTCAATATGTAGTTACACCCCGGTTAAAACCTTCAATGGCTGGTATCGTTTTGGGAGTCCGTCGATATGGGTCGGAACATCACCCTTGCTCTTACCGCGGATTAGGTTTGCACGCTCAAGAAGTTCCCCTCCCATCCGAACGATCTTCTTGACGAGAAGCCCGTGGTCGTCCATCTTTGAAACGTGCATCAGCATCCCATAAGGCTGATTGGTGGCCATGACGGAATTGATCTCTCCACAATGAATGACGAAATACCCCGCTTCGGCCCGTGCCCTTACCCACCACTGGTAGCCTGGATATGTCTTGGCCAATGTATCTCCGATTATTTTGGTCTTCTCGATCTCCCAAATAGAGCTCCACATCTGCTCAATGGGGACGATTTCGACTCCACTTGATAGTTTATGGCTCATTTAGAACTCCAATTTTTCAGTACCGAACTCAAGTTCTTCCATGCCAAAATACAACCCAACCCTGAAACTGGCGTACCAGTTAGAGTCGTTCTTGGTGAATTTGCGCCCGTTTGAGAACTCGTAGGCCACTGGGTCAGCGTAAAACGTGGGGTCATGGCCATGGACAACTGATAGAAAATCTATTTGACGGAATGTTGGTGCGCTCATAATTCCCCCGCATGCTGCGGCACAAGAGCCTGTCCGCTATATACTGGTCCAGGAGGCCCGATGGTAAGCTCGAAGCGCCGGCTCATGGCGTCGAGGGCGTCCTTGGCCGTAGTGGCCGGGAAAAAGACATACTCATTATCGACGATATAATCAACCACGTTGTAAATCTTGCCGAGCTCGTTCTTGCGCTTGACCGGTGAGCTAATCAGATAATCCTTTCCCTGGTCCTTGGCCTTCAACTGCATACTGGTCATCCCGCCCTCATAGGGCCAGAAATACTTTGCCTTCTGCAGGTCTGGAATGATGCGCCGGATCCTGTCGTCTTTGGCGTTGGGTCCATCAGACACCCACGAAACCTCGGTAACGGGAATCGAAATCTTTCGTCCGGGGGGCATGCGCTGCTGCTCAATCTCGAAATAATCTATGTCGGCCTGCAGGCCATACCGCTCGTAGCCCACCTCACAAAGCAGCACCCCGGGCGCCCGTGACCACTTCATCCACAAGTACAACAACATTTCCCATCTGTCTTTCAGGGTCATCTTGTGGCAGGCGCCGTCGAGAAAATACCAGTTTCCGAGCATGTCTACGCCCTGGACGATGAAAGCTGAGTTGCAACTTCCCTTCTTCTGCGAATTTGCCGGGTCCACGGTGATGCACACATTGATGCGCTCGGGCCGCACCTCCCATCGGCGGATCCACTCCATCCGCATTTCCTGATTCTCGCCGGCCAGCGGATTAAGAAGCTGCTGGGTGGCTATCGTCTGGCGGGACTCGTTGAGCTTCTTCTTCGCCCAGGCATCCCTGGACAGTAGGACCGGCTCTCCATCGAACGTACCGCCCTTGGTAGCCGGGTAGATGCGGGCCTTTACCCCACCACGCTTTAAAATAATACCGTATGTATCGGCAAAATTATAGCGGGTCCCCACCATCTGTTGACGCACCGGGGCTCCACCCTCAATCTCGATCTTGCAAAGAGACTGGCTCAACTCCCATCTATCGGTTGTCTTAACGATCTGCTCCGCAGTGGTAACGCTGTCCTCAGTCACCACGTCGTCATAGATGCGGAGATCGAAATGCTTTCCTGTTGGTTGGGCGTCAACAAGCCCCCAGGCCGAAACGGTTGCCTCTCTCGGGTTTCCTTTGCGCTGAACGATAATTCCCTCATCCTCGCTCCACTTGGGAGCCTGACGCCGCGGAAATTCCCAAAAGATGTGCGGCCAATGATAATGCAACTTGGTGTTTATCTCACACTCTGTCTTTATCTGCCGCAAAAATGCCTTGGCGATAGGTCTGTCATTGGCAAAAATACCGATCGTTACTTCAGGATCCTTGATAATTTCCTGAAATGCACCCCCGAATGTGATAATGGTCGACTTAAAATGTCCGCGTGCCCACAAGTCCAAGTGGTCGTCGGGGTCCCTCTCAACCTCACGGCATCTCTCGTACACCCACGGATTTCGGCAATGGACTTGATTCAAAATTTGGATTAGAAGAAGAAACCGGTCTACCTTGCACAGTTCAGAGACTAACCACGGTGGCCATGGGTTGTCGTGTCTAAGATCCACCATGTTAATCAGATCGTCGTGTGCCTGAAGTACATGCTCATACGGTGCAGTGGGTAGATAGGCGGCATACCTACGGACCTCGGCCCAAACCTTCTCGTCGTTCGCGCTATTGTCTGGCTGGGCCTGTCCCATCTAACCCCGGCAACGGCTTGATAAGTGAAGGGTTATAGACTATCTGCTGGCGATTGTCGTTGAATGTCTGGTTGACTGTAATATTCATTCCGAATTGTTGTTGGAGCATCTCTATAAGCAAAGTTTTCAACCCATTACCGTCTTGACCAATATTGAAAATTTTACACAAACTGTCCCGCACCCTATTCTTTTCGGGAAATTTGTATTTTACCTTGCAAGTTCGATGCTGCTCTGTCCCATCGGTTTTTTCAACAATGTGCTCTGAATAGTCCATTCCCGCTAATTCTAAACGTATATATTCAGGCAGTTTATGCACAGGCAAAAACTCTCCGGTTTCTTTATCTACCAACTCACCGGGATCAAACCGAATAGCCCTTGTGTAGCCCTCCAACAATTCGACAGGGTTGGCTATGTTGTTTGATTTATTGTTCTTTTTTATTACTTTTTGAATTTCTGCTGTAATCTTAGGGTTTATTAGGAGTTGAGACGCCTTAACGCTTACTGCAGACTTTTTTTCTGGTTCAGGACGGCCTTGTTTGGTGTAATATGCGAAAATGTAAGCGGCGGTGGCGTTCGAGGTGCGGATGTACTCGTCAATGAATAGAATTTGCTGTGGGCTTAACTTTCTTGGTGCCACATCATCCAATCCCGAATAGGTTTAGCCGGGAGTCCATCGCTAAGACGCTTGGCGACTCACCATGGACCCCCGGCGTGGCGGTGGATAGCGGGGGGAGGAATCCCGCAATAGGTAGTCTTATATCAGTTTAAAGTCTATAAGTCAATACCTACGTCAATCGTCATCGAAAAGCGACCGATCGCGGCCGAAGTAGTACGAGCCCGATGGTGTCGGCATAATGATAAAGTTGTCCCGGGTGTCGTTTCCGAATCCGTAAGTGGGACCCCCAGGTATAGGCTGAGTGG